AGTAAGTCCGTCTGAAGCAGACCTAGAAGCTATGGGTTCTACTGATTTAGATGATGACACACCATTTTAATTACAATGGTAAAAACAGGCCCACGCTGTGTGCATATTGTAAAGCACCAGCAGGGCCACTACTTTACAAAGACGGAGACTACTGGTTGGGAGCGTGCAGTATGGATCATTTAAAAAAGATTGGAGAGGGTAAACGATTACCAAATAAAGCACAATTAAATGACGATGGTGTTGAATACTCTATTGCACAAACCAAGAACGTCTATGTAGAATTAGCAAGAGAGGAACGTAATCAACCTTTACATAAATGGGATAGAGACAATAGGAAAAGAGTCTTTACTTCTATAGTAAGGGAATATTTAAACTGGGCAAATGAAGTTGCCCGACAAGACGATGAAAGGGCAAAACATGGATCTGACGAAATACTTTCCACAAGGAAATAATTTAGAACAAACTAAACCAAAAGACACAAGCGATTTAATAAATGAAATGCAATCACAAGGATTGCAAATCAGTCATTTAGAAATAACAGGAGAAATAGTAAGAGTACCAGTTAATGAATTAGCTGGTGTTAAAGCTGATTCAAATAATCAGAAGTCTGGTTATTATGTAGTCAATGAAGTAAACGGCAATTACTTTGCAACTTTTGGTAATTGGAAAACAGGCTTTGAGGGTAAATGGTCAAGCATAAATCATCAAGCTATGACACCTCAACAAAGAGAAGATTTACAACGTCAACTGCAAGAGGCTAAGGAAAGGTCCGAAGAAACTAAAAAACAAAGGCACAACGAAGTGGCCAAAAAAGTAGAACGCTGGTTTGACTCTTACACGAATGTTATTGAACATGAATATCTCACAAATAAAAAGGTTAAAAATTATGGTTTAAAGCAATACCAGGATATGTTGGTTTGCGGTGTGTATTCTACAACAGGAGACATACGTTCTCTACAGTTTATTAGTAAAAATGGTGAAAAAAGATTTGCCGCTGACTCAGAAATAAAAGGCAACATATTTCTCATTGGTGCTGAAATAAAAGATATTCCAAAACTAGATAAAATTATATTAGCAGAGGGTTATTCAACTTCTGCAACTATTTATGAAGCAACTCAAATTCCCGTAGCTTGCGTATTTTCTGCCAATTTCGTCATGGCAGTTGCCCTTCAAATACGCGAGCTTTCGGGTGCTAGAATTGTTGTTGCCTTAGACAATGATGAAAGCGGAGTCGGAGAAAAGAAAGCCCAAGAGTGTGTGCAGAGTGTGACCAATGCTTGCGTGCGTTTGCCGAGCGAGATAGGAGATTACAACGACTTATATTTAAAACATGGTTTAGATAAAGTTAAACAAGAACTTACTGAATCTAAATTTAATATTAAAAAGTATGCGATTCGTAATTTAATTGAGAAACCAGAACCGCAAAAGTTTTTAGTAGATTCATTTATACCATTAGCTAAACCAGGAATATTAGCTAGTAGTGGTGGTGTGGGTAAATCATTATCATTATTACAATTAGCACTTGCAATAGCCAAAGGTGGTACTTGGTGGGGTAAAGAAGTTAAAGAAAATGGTTCTTCAGTAGTGTTCTGCGCTGAAGATGACCTCAATGAGGTTCACAATAGGATTGATTTATTAGACCCATACGGAGAAAGGTTTAAACATAACAATGATGTATATGTATTCCCTGTACCAGATCAAAAAGAACCATTAATTTTATTGCGAGAAGAGGGTATTACTGAACAAGCAAGAGAGATAGTAGAAGAATTAAAAGGTATAGATAACTTAAAATTAGTTGCGTTCGACCCATTACAAGCATTTACAACAGCTAGTGTGTCGCAAAGTAATGAAGCAGGACAACTCTGGGGAAGTTATTGCGCCATGATTAGTGCCAATATTGGTTGCACTACTTTAACAACGCATCATATTAATAAACAATCCATTACCAATGATTCTGATGATCCTTATTCACATAAGGCCGATATCAGAGGTGCAAGTTCAATCACAGATTCAGTTAGGTTTGCAATTAGTATGTGGATTCCAAGCGAATCAGATGCAGAGGAGTTATGTGAACAAGCGAATATACCATACGATAGGTTGAGCGTGGTCAAGGCGGCCTTAGTCAAATCTAACTCTGGTAATGTGGATTATGGAGTGCAAACTCTAATAAGAAAAGACGGAGTTTTAGAGCCAATAAACTCTATGCCAAAAACAGATTATGAAATGTATTTTTAGGAGGAAACTATGAACGTATTAAGTTTATTTGACGGAATGAGTTGTGGCAGGATTGCTTTAGAGCGTCTTGGCATACCAATAGATAATTATTATGCAAGTGAGATAGATAAGTATGCTATTCAGGTAAGCCAAGCTAATTACCCAGACATTATACAAGTTGGTGATGTGACGGAGTTAGATACATCAACACTACCAAAGATTGATTTGATTATGGGCGGTAGTCCTTGTCAAGGATTTAGTTTTGCTGGTAAACAATTAGCGTTTGATGATCCAAGATCAGCATTGTTCTTTGAGTTTGTTAGATGTGTAGAGGAGTTAAAGCCAAAATATTTTTTATTAGAAAATGTAAGAATGAAGAAAGAATATTTAGATGTTATATCTGAATACATGGGTGTTGAGCCAATAATGATTAATTCAGCATTAGTATCAGCACAGAATAGGGTTAGATATTATTGGACTAATATACCTGGAGTAGAACAGCCTGAACAAAGAGGTATAGTTTTAAGGGATATATTGGAAACACAAACAAATGAAAAACCTGTTAAAGATACAGAAAGAAACCAAAGACATTATAGAAATGATGATGAAAAATCTTTATGTATGACTGCAACTATGTATAAAGGTGCTGGTAATAATGGTATGACTTTAGTTCAAGAACAAAAAGTAGCAGTATTTTCTGAAGATAGAATAAATAAGTTTAAAGAAACTCTAAAAGATGATCCTAAACCATCAGCAAATGGGATTATACAATTAAATAATCCAAGTCATTCAAGTGGCAGAGTTTATTCTCCAGAGGGTAAATCTCCAACATTAATGGCTGGTAATAGCGGTGGTGGAAAAGAGCCAATAAAAATAAGAGATGATGTTGGTGTCACCACAAAACCAAAAAGAGTTGGAATAATAAAAGACGGTAGTCAAGGCGATAGGATTTATTCACAAGATGCTAAAGGTATAACTCTTAATGCACAATCTGGAGGAACAGCTGGTAGCGGTAATATGTTGGTGGAAGATAAAGAAGTTTACTGGCGCAAACTAACCCCAATTGAGTGTGAACGATTACAAACAGTACCAGATAATTATACGAATCATGTATCAAATACCCAACGATATAAGATGCTTGGAAACGGCTGGACGATCGAAGTTATCACTCATATTTTAAAGAATATGGAATTACCAAATGACCAAACATGCGACAAAAGTGGTACCTGATTGCGACAAAAATGGTATCTGCTTGCGACAATTTGTCGCATATATCCATAACATACCATGTTATAGGAGTGGAAAAACGCTGAAGGCGTTTTCCCCCTCCACGCAGGCAAAAACAAACGCGAGCGAGCGAGAGTAAATGATTAGAAAGTTTGATAGAAAGAATAAAGAATATTGGTGGGTAATACCTAGCGAAGTTCCACGCTTGCATGCGTCTGGATTAGTGCCGTTAGCCTGCGTGAGTGATAATTATATGCAGATGCGTTCGTGTGTGTGGAGAATATTCAGACGTGAGTGCGGGCGTGAGGATTTAAGCGTGAGTGCGAAGTTAGTTCTCTGGGCGGTATGTGAGCGATATAGGTTTGAGACTTTTAGTTCGCATGATGCGGTAAGTTATTATTGTAAGATGATTGGCGTTAGCAGGCGTACGGCAGGGAGAGGAATGAAAGAGTTGATTGAGAAAGAAGTTCTTTGGTGCGTGCTTGAGGGCAAAGAGGGTAGGTTAAGAAAGAGTCAAGCTAGTGGTAAGAAGCATTATTTATTGGTGGGTTTAGCGAATGAGATTATTAAGGAGAGCTAGGCATACCTGGAGAGGAGTGAAAGGGGGATCGTGGTCTATAGATACACCTAAGCTCTGTAGATTCATTATAAGGGTAAACTGGTCACTTACCTAGAGTTTTATAAAAGAATTGACTAGCGTGCGTGTGGAGGCGTGAGAGAATGAATAAAGAAATAGAAGCGTTAAAGAATAAGTTAAAAGAGAATGAATTGATGATTCAAGCGTTAGATTCTTTGATAGATGAACAGAGGTTGGTGCTTGAGCGTGTGCGTGAGCGTTTGGTTGCGGAAAAGGAGAAGTATGAAAGATAAGGATATTACAGTTTGGTTTAGTTGCGGTGCGGCGAGCGCGGTGGCGGCGAAGAAAACGATTGAGCGTTACGGAGATACTAACCGCGTGCGTGTTGTTAATAATCCTATTAAGGAAGAACACGAAGACAATCAAAGGTTTTTAAAAGATGTTGAACAATGGTTAGGTGTTGAGATTGAGTTTGCAATCAATCCTAAGTTTCCAGATCAATCATGCGAGACTGTCTGGCGTGAGCGTAAATATATGGCAGGCAATTTTGGTGCGCCTTGTACTTTGCATTTAAAGAAAAACGCTAGACAAGTTTGGGAACTTAAAAACAAGTCTGATTATATCGTTCTTGGTTTTACTGCTGATGAAGAAAAAAGAGCTACTAGGTTTAGAGAATCACAAAGGGATAACTTATTACCTGTATTGATTGATGAGGGTATAACTAAACAAGGGTGTTTTGATATTTTATTAAATGCTGGAATCAAATTACCTGAAATATATTCTTTTGGTTATCCTAATGCTAATTGTATTGGTTGCGTTAAGGCTAGTTCTCCAACTTATTGGAACTTAGTAAGAAAGACATTCCCAGATGTGTTTGAAGAACGTATGAAACTATCAGATGAATTAGGTGCTAACTTAGTTAGATATAAAGGTAAAAGAATACCATTGAGAGAACTGCCAGTAGATGCAAAGGGTAGAGATTTAAAGTCTTATAACTTTGAGTGTGGTATTTTTTGTATTAAGGATGAAGAAGATGACTAGCGAGAGACTTATAGGGGGGTTGTGTCATTTACGGAGAGTAATGACCTCCCGCTAGTCGAAACTTATTGCTTTCTGTCGATTATTACTATTGCTATTGAGGTAATCAGTAGCATTAAAAAGAATACTCCGAAAAGCGATAGTATTATTTTTATAATCAGTTCAAGCATTTATATATTTGGTTACGGTTGAATATATAATTTTATCTTCTTTAAGCATTTTTTCAACTTGGTTATTTATCTCTTTAATGCTCGGATAACCTTGCATGGTAAATTCAATAGTTACTTCAGTTATTTGTTGCTTATCTTTTTTATTACCAAATACGCTATCCCAATTATTGCGTATTTTGTTTATGTCTTCCTTGCGTCTGCCTGATCCTTTTCCTGTCAATTTGTCCTCCTATGCTGTATTCATGTCATAAAATATAAACTCCGCTAAGAAGTTTATAATTTCATCGCGGTCATCATCTTCACTTAACCCGTAGTTTCTAGCTATGGTATTTATTTCATCATCAATTAAACCTTTTCTGTCTTGTTCTAATAATTGATGGTGTATGTTTTCTAATTGTTCTTGGTTATGTATGTTGCTCATGTTCTGGCCCTAAATAAATAGAATAATGCTCTTAGTTTCCATTCTTCTAAATGTCTTAAATGTTTTGGTATGTCCTCTCGCTTCATGTCGTCCTCACTATGCCATTATTAGAGACTGTCCCTAGCCTTACCCCTGTTATTGATAATAAAAGCCATGTGCCGTCTCTGTGTTGCTTAGACGCTTGTTCGTTTGGGTATTCAATTTCTCCAACCAAACCAAAATGATCTCTTAAATGGCAAACGTATTTATATTCCGCCATAGCATAAGATAGACCTTTGCGTTCTTCTTTTGGCGTGTAATCTATCTTATTTCTTTTAAATATCTTGGTTATTTTATTTATTATTGTTGGCTTCTTTTTAACAGTTCTAAAAGTCCAATCTTTAGCCAAATTTAAAGCATATTGTTTAGCGTATTGATGTGCCTTTTTTGTTTCTAAGAGTTTACCATTTTGATATAGGTCTACCTCATAACCATTTAAAGTATCTATTACTATAGACTCCTTGTTATAGGCAGTATATTTAAAGATTTCTTGTCTATTCATTGGCCATTTACTCCAAAATATTCGTATTCAATTGTTACATCTACTTGTTGCTGATCTTCTAAAGCATACATATCTATAACCGCTTGTAATAGATTGTCTTTTGCTTTTTCAAATTTCTTTTCTTTAATTTCATCACACGGAACATTAAATCTTATATCCGCATGGGTTATTTCTTTAACTCCATTTGGAAAGTCTCCGTATGTGGTTGCTTTTATTTTTACTCCAAAGTATTCAATACTCATTTCCCCATTCTCCTCGCTCTCGCTAGTTTATTATTATGTTCTTTAACCATGGTTATATCTGGTTGTATATCTTCTAAGATTATCTTTTTAACCTCGCTTACTGTTAGGCCGTTTAGATCTTTAGTTATTATTTGAATATCCCTTAATTTAGGAATCCAAGTTTTATGGAATTGCTTGTCTTGACAGTCTAAGTTATAACACCAGTCAATGATGTTTCCGTTTATATTTATTGAAAATATCATTTTCTTTTATCGCTATCGTTTATTATTAGAGCTGTTGCGTATAAACAGATAGCCATAAAAACTAATATTGGTAGTATTTGAATGTCCATTAGTTAGTTCTCCTCGTTTTCCCATTTTTGAATTTGCTCAAGTAGAGAGTTAGCACATTCATATCTTCCCTCTATCATGTCATCAGTACCATCAGTACATTTTGGCCTTTCATCCTTCATGTATTCGTCAATGACTTCTTGACTCTCGGTAACTTCGCCATCTAGCCAATTAATAGTTTTATCTAAAATATTATGATATTTATATAATTGGTTTCTTAGGTTGTCTATTTCTATAGACATTGATTTTATTTCTTGATTACTCATCATTTCCCCCTTTGTGATCTTCCAAGTCTCCAAGATAGCTATTGCCTTCAACTATTTCTTTTATTTGGTCTGCTAGCCAATATATAGAGCAATGGATATTATTTTTGTTTGCGTTGCATAAACTTTGTATTTCATTAATCATTTCTAATTTACTCATTATTTTCCCCTTTTGGTTATTAGTTTATATAGTTCTAAGTCATCCTTGCTCAACATCTTTTCAATGCGTTCCCAATCTTTAGGACTTCCCACGACTGGTAAGCCTGGATATTTTCTCTTAAGTTTTTTTAATAGATTTTGGTTTATTTCTGGCATTGTTAGTCTCTGTCCATGTCTATGATGCCGTCATATTCTCCACGCTCAACATCTATTTGATAATCATACAAAGCACTTTCACAATCGCGTAAAGCTTGATATATTCTTGCTGGTTCTCGCGCTGTTTCGCCAGTAAATTGAAACTGATCATGCTCTTGTGCTAATTTGTGTACGCTAACAATCATATTTTTAATATTTTGCAGTTCTAATTCTTTATTGAATTGTTTGCCCTCGTACCTGGTCATTCCTGCTTTATTTAATCTTTTCACTATTTACCCCTTATAAGTTTTAATTTATGCCCTTGTTGTTCTAGGCGTTTATATTTATCTTGCATAGTTGCAAGGCATGGACCCTTAAAGGCTATAAAACCTTTAAGAGATCCGTTGTTTATTATTATTTGGTATTTCATTGGTTATACCTCTAAATCTAAAAACATCTGGCAAACTTCCCAAGATATAGAATCTTCAAATACTGGAATAGATGCACCATCAAACCAATCCATGTAATGATAGTTAATACAATCAATATCTAACGTATCGCCTATGGTATAAATTCTAAATTCGTCACTTGGTCCACCCCATGAGAGCTGTAATCTATAATATCCATCTTCTTGATCTTCAAAAGTTCCAGGCTCTACATAATCCCAAGATAAGGCATTACTATTCACATAATCAAAGAAATCTTCACAATAAAAAAACTTATTGTATTTATCCTTGCATTTAAATTCCTCTTGTTTATCTGGATCAATTGATAAAAGTTCTTCAAAGTATTTTTGAGCGTCTTTGTAGTCTTGCTCAACTTCGTTAAACTTTTCATTTACAAGATCCTTACAAGTTAATCTTTTTTGTGTACTTATTAATTCCATTTTTTTTCTCCGTAAATGCTAGATAATTAAATTTAGTAATAGGAATGGTAACATTACGTATACTTAAATGCAACATATATTACTTATTATTTATTAAATACTTCTTTGAATGTTCAAAATAGCCTAGAATACGGCATGAGCAAGGAAAAACCAGGGAGGAAAAGAAAGTTGGCAAAACTAACTGAAGATGACTACAAACAAATTTCCGCATGGTCTGGCGATGGTTTAAGTGAAACACAAATAGCAACTTTACTTGGTGTAAATATCTCAACAATAACCAGAGAAAAGAAACGTAACGAGCAATTTGCACACGCTATAAAAAAGGGAAGATATAAAGCGGTCCAACTCGTAGCCAACAAAGTATTTCAAAACGCAATGGAAGGAAAAGAAACTTCCGCAATCTTTTTCTTAAAAAATAGAGATCCAGACAATTGGGCTGATCGCCAGGAAAAAGTTATCAACGTAAACCTTAAAGACGCCTTAACGCATGCAAGCGCGCGCATAATAAACGCTGAAGTAATAGAGGATGAAAAACTAACGCTAGATGATCTTAAAGACTAAGGCACATACGCATTCATGCGTTCACGCATTCATGCACGATAACATGAAAGGTTGTGCTTTCTTGCGTGTGCGTACCAATAGAACAGATAGCCCCTTTCATGCGTTCGCGTGTGCTGTTATATAAATATGATAAACAATAGATTTTACCCCCCCTTTGCGTGTGCGTGGGTAGTACGTATATATATACATTGTGGAATAATTTTTTGTAGGTATTTTAAATGAAGTATAAACCAGAAGAAGAAAAGCTATTGATGACCGAACTATGGTCACCTGTAATCAAAGATAATCCATTAAACTTCGTCAAATTTGCCTTCCCATGGGGAATGAAAGACACCCCCCTCGAAGATTTTAAAGGACCAAGGAAGTGGCAAGAAAAAATTTTGCGAGAAATGACAATACACATTCAACGTAATGGTGTTA